GACGACAATGGGAACTTAGTTATCGACTAGGAATGCGACCATGGATTTGTGTCGCTTACTCTGCACCAGTTGCAGCAGCATTCTCAGTCTTCCTTGTATACCCATTCGGTCAAGGGAGTTTCTCTGATGGTATGCCTCTCGGTATTAGTGGGACTTTTAATTTTATGTTCGTATTCCAAGCAGAACATAATATCCTTATGCATCCTTTCCACATGCTTGGGGTTGCTGGGGTTTTCGGTGGAGCACTATTTGCTGCTATGCACGGAAGTCTCGTTACATCTTCGCTCATTCGTGAAACGACTGGGCTTACCTCACAGAACTATGGATACAAATTCGGTCAAGAGGAGGAGACGTATAACATTGTTGCGGCTCATGGCTACTTTGGACGACTTATCTTCCAATATGCCAGCTTTAACAATAGCCGTAGCTTACATTTTTTCCTTGCTACTTGGCCCGTCGTTTGCATATGGCTTACCAGTGTATTAAACCGTGCTAATCTAGGTATGGAAGTAATGCATGAAAGAAACGCACATAACTTCCCATTAGATCTGGCATCTAGTGGGAGTCAACAAGTCGCTCTAACGACACCAACAATAGGATAGAATTATGCCACAAGGTAAAGGAACATACGGTTCAAAAGTAGGTCGCCCACCTAAAAAGAAAAAGGGTACAAAGAAAACATATTAAACGTCACGTCCGTTCATCCTGTTTAGGACGCATGAAACCTGATCATGGAACGGGGGTCAGGTACTATGAGGTAATTACTATGTCTCCAGTAGAACTACAAGCTCGCATCAAGCAGCAATTAGATCTTCAAAGACTTACTAAACTCAAGTATCGTGGCGTATCTTACACCAAGAAAACTTATTGCTAATGTCACAACAAGCAACTCACTCTCCAGCTTTTGTAACTAAACTTTCACCTGAACCAGAAGTGAAGGAAGAAGTTAAGAAAGAGGATGATGACTTCCCTAGATCATTAGAAGAAGCATTATTAGGTGAGTAAATTCAATGAACTCTGGCTGGTAGTCTTTGGACTACTGGCCCTTTTTATTATGGTAGAAACAATGCATGTTAACTACCACAGGTTAGAGACACCTCAGAGTCGGATCTCTAGCTAATTGGCTTCTGGCCCTGTACGCAGGATACCCTTTAGCCGTCTAGACGGTGGGATAGACCACAACAAAACTGATCAAAAAATTTCAGCTGAAGAAAGTAAATATCAATCTTATTATAGAACAATGGCCCAACAGGCAACCCATAGTAATGCCTCACTGACTAGAGCTGGTCAATCCAACTCAACAGGTGACGCAAGAGCACTTTACCTTAAATTATTTTCTGGTGAAATGTTCAAAGGATTCCAGCATAATGCAATAGCTAGGGATCTAGTGATGAAGAGAACTCTTAAAAATGGTAAGAGTTTACAATTCATCTACACAGGACACACCAAGGCTGAGTACCATGTACCAGGCCAGAGCATACTCGGTAACTCTGACGGAGCACCTCCAGTAGCTGAGAAGACTATCACAGTTGATGATCTCCTTATCAGTTCAGCTTTCGTTTATGAGTTAGATGAGACACTTGCTCATTATGAATTAAGGGGAGAAATATCTAAGAAAATTGGATATGCCCTAGCACAGAAGTATGACAGACTAATCTTCAGAGCTATTACTCGTGGAGCTAGAGCTGCTTCTCCAATCACTAAGACTAACTTTGTAGAGCCAGGTGGAACACAGATTCGTGTAGGCACAAATGCTGCGGCATCTGATGCTTATGTTGCTGCTTCACTAGTCAATGCATTCTACGACGCTGCAGCTGCACTAGACGAGAAGGGCGTTAGCTCTGAAGGTCGTGTAGGTGTACTAAACCCAAGACAGTACTACGAGCTAATTCAAGCTGTAGGATCTAACGGTCTTGTAAACAGAGATGCACAAGGTGATGCATTGCAGTCTGGTAACGGCATCATTGAGATTGCTGGTATCAAGATCTACAAGTCAATGAATATACCATTCTTCAGTCAGTACGGTACTAAGTTCGGTACTGGTTCTGCAACTAACCCAGGTGTAACTGATCCTGGTAATAATGGTTCATTCGTTGGTGAAGCTGTAGAAGACGCTGCTGCTGACGTAACTGGAATCAACAACGAGTATGGTGAAGAAACTGAATTCGCTAACTCTTGTGGACTTATCTTCCAGAAAGAAGCTGCAGGTGTAGTTGAAGCAATCGGACCTCAAGTTCAAGTAACATCTGGTGATGTATCAGTTGTATACCAAGGTGATGTCATCCTCGGACGACTCGCAATGGGAGCTGACTATCTAAACCCAGCTGCTTCTGTAGAACTATTCGCAGGTACTGCTACAAAACCCTCTGCATTCTAAGCACATTTATAGAGGATTCTTCGGAGTCCTCTTTTTTTATATATTAATATTATGCCTTTTCCAACCACTAACGCTACTCAAGAATTACCCGCTATAAATCAAATCCTGTCGTCATGTGGTCAGGCACCTGTAACCACGTTGGACACAACCAACCCAGACGTTGCGATTGCATACGATACGTTGTTACAGGTTACTAGGGAAGTTCAGGCTGAAGGATGGACCTTCAATAAAGAGTACCACTATGAATTCTCACCAGACGATGATGATTTCATACTAATACCTAACAATATATTACAAATTAAACTGACTGAAAACTCTGCTAATATGGATAAAGATGGTATCCGTAGAAGTGGTAAGTTATATGATAGATATAACCATACATATAAATGGACTGATGATGTAGTAGAATGTGATGTTGTATGGGAATTTGACTGGGTAGATTTACCTCAACCTATACAGGATTATATTGTAGCTAGAGCTTGTGCATTTGTATCTCAACGTATTGTTGGTGATCCTCAACAACATAGAGCCTTACAACAACAAGAAGCATATTCAAGAGCCATGGCTTTAGAGTATGAAACACAGCAAGGTCAGTTTACATTCTTTGGACACCCACAAGGACATCAGAATTACTATCAAAGTTATCAACCATTCCATGCCCTTAAGAGATAATGCCAGCAGTAACACAACGAATAGATAACTATTTAGGTGGTGTGTCGAGGCAATCAGATGATAAAAAGCTACCAGGACAAGTCAGAGAATGTCTTAATGGATATCCAGATCCTACCTTTGGATTAACTAAAAGACCTGGTTTTAAATGGATAGCTAATATCGGTACTGGTACCACATACGACTCAGCTAAATGGTTCTACATCCACAGAGATGATGATGAAAAATATATAGGTTGTATCAAACCAGCCTCTATAACAATAACTGGTAATGGAACCAGTGGAGCTACAAACAAAACTAAACTAGCTACTACAGCTAGTGGTTCAGGTACAGGATTAAAAGTTAATTTAACTGCTAGTAGTGGTGTAGTAACTGCTATCACTATTGAAACTGCTGGAGCTAACTATGTAAATAATGAAACTATTACTATAGCTTCTAGCGATGCAGGTACAGGTGCTAATGTAACTGGTACTTTAAACGTAGGAGATATAGATATATGGAATGCTGAAACAGGTATTGCATGTACTATTACTTATGCTTCAGGAACACAAGGTTATTTAACAGGTACACGAAATGATTATGATATACTAACTGTACAAGATACTACTATCATAACTAATAAATTAACAGTAGTTAGTACAGAACCAGATCCTACATTTATAACTAGAACTAGAGCTACTTTACAGTTGTTTGATACAGCTATTAGCTCCACTTATAGTGTCACTATGAATGCTGGAGGAGGTGCATCAGATCAAACATTTAGTACAACTACAGGGAATAGTGATACTTATGATACTCTACTAACTACACTAAAGAATGGTATAGATGCATTCAGTATATCTGGTTTAACAGTTACTAAGTATGGAGCATCTTTAGAGTTAGAAAGAATAGTTAGTGGTACAAGAACTGCTTTTAGTATAACTTGTAAAGGTGGTGCAGCTAATAATAAACTAACTGTATTTCAAGATCAAGTAGATAATGTATCTCAAATACCACTTCAATCCTACCAAGATCATGTCGTAAAGATTATCAATACTGCAGGAACTAGTGATACTTACTTTGCTAGATTTGTAGCAGATGATGGTGTATCTGGTACTGGATATTGGGCAGAAACTATTGACCCTGCTAAATCACCAGGCTTAGTAGATTCTTCTATGCCACATGAATTAATCAATACAGCACTAAACACATTCACATTTAGAAAAATAACATGGATTGATCGTTTAGTAGGTGATGATAAAACTAATTCACATCCCAGCTTTGTTGGGGCTAAAATACAACAAGCATTCTTCCATAACAATAGACTAGGATTCTTAGCTAACGATAATGTTTCTATGAGTCAATCTGGTCAGTTCTACAATTTCTATCATACCTCTGCACAAACAGTTACTGATGCAGATCCAGTTGATTTAAGTTCGTCTACGATTCGTCCTGCTGCACTTCATGGGGTGATTCCTACTACACAGGGTTTAGTTCTCTTTAGTAAGAGTCAGCAATTCCTTATGAGAGGAGCAGATGGAATCCTGACACCTTCTTCAACTACTATCAGTACTATTTCTAACTATGAGATGGATACAGATGTAGATCCAGTTGATATGGGTGGTACATTAAATTTTATAAGTAAAACACCAAGTTATACTCGTATATTCGGAATGGTCACACGTGGTCAGAACGAGAATCCTCAAGTAGTAGACGTTGGTAGAGTTGTAAATGAGTGGGTACCAGCTACAGTGGATACGTTCATTGCTAGTCCACAGAATCAATTCTTAGCGTTGTCAGGACAGTCTTCCGATAAAGTATACTTCTATCGTACATATAGCCAAGGCGAACAGAACATAATAGAAGCTTGGTTTAACTGGGAAATGATGGGTAACGTACAGACAATGGCTGTAGACCAAGATGATATGTTTGCTGTTACTAAACAAGCTAATCAATTTACTATAAGTAAAGGTAGCTTAAGTCAAAGTCCAGAAGATGCTATCATTGTCAACAATGTAGGTACAAAGATTAATCCATGTATAGATCTCTTTGCAACAGCTACTTCTGTTGACTGGGATTCTGCTAATGAAATATCTAAATGTTATATACCTTGGAATAATGTAACTGGATTAACTCCAGTCTTGATTATTAAAGGTAGTACTGCATCAGGTAGTTTTGTTGAATCTGGATTTACTGTTACACCAAGTGTTGCTACAGATGATAGTGGTACATATTTCAGTGTAAAGAATAAGAATCTAACTAGTGTAGCTAATGATGTTATAGTTGGATGGAAGTATAACTTTGATGTTATATTACCTAGAACTTATCTTAGACAAGATGATCAAAAAAGAATTACTGATTTTACTGCTAGTTTAACTATATCTAGAATGAAATTTGCTGTAGGTTTATCTGGCTTAGTAGCATTTAAATTAAAATCTACAGGAGTAAGACAAGGTAAACGAGATTACATAGCTGATGGTACTACAACTGTATACCAATGGGATCCATCTGATCTTGATTATGTTGATAATGATCAGATAAAAGTTAAAATTAATAATGTTCTTAGTACTGATTATACTGTAGATACTACAGGAACATTACCTAAGATTACACTTAACTCAGCTTCTAGTGAATTGAAAACACTTAGTGGTAATAATAGTAATACAACATTTGCTTTAACTTATACACCTGTTAATCTTACTAGAGTGAAAGTTAAGATAGGTGGTGTTATACAAGATCCATCAACTTATCATGTAGTTGGAGATTATATTACATTCGATACTGCACCAGCGTCAGGTACTAATAATATATTAGTATATAGTGCTGATGAGATATCTATATACCTAGATGAATGGTATAGTTTAAATCCAACTTCTAAAGCTGATGATTATTTAGCTAATGATATTGCATTAGAAAACCAATCAGTATTTACTGTACCAATCCATCAAAAAACAGATAATTTCCAACTAAGAATATATAATGATTCAGCATTTCCTGTCTCCTTAAATTCTATGATGTGGGAAGGTAACTATTCACCAAGATTTTATAGGAGAGCTTAACATATGATGATGAATGAATTTGGCACACCAATGAGTGATGCTGAAATGACAATGAGACCAACTAAGCCACATGAACAAATGATGGCTCAGTCTGGTGTAGAAATGAATTTTTTGGAATGGGCGATTCCTGCAGCTGTTAGTGTTGTAGGTACAATTTGGGGAGGTAATAAAGCTGCTGAAGCTGCTGAAGATCAGGTTGATGCACAGAATGATGCAAAGAAGATACAGCATGAATATGATAAATTAGTCTATCAAGCTAATAAAGATAAGATTGATGCAGACCATGCCTTTGCAACAGAAACTTATAATACTAATCTTATCAATGATGCAGCTCTTGTAGCTTATAAAGATCAAGTTAATATTGATAGATATAATTATGACTTAAAAATTAAAAATCAAGAACAAGCTTCATTAGATGCACAATTTAAAAGATCAGGAAGTATATATGATTCTCAAACTTCTTTAAATGCAATGTCAGCTGAAGTAGCTGTCAATGATGAAATAAGGAAGTTACAAGAAATAGGTGCTGAAGCTGCTTTTGATAAACAAGAAGAACAGATAAAATTACTTGTAGCTCAAGGTAAAGCTAGAGCTAGTGGTCAATCTGGTAGATCTGCAGAGAAAGTAGATCAATCTAGTTTAGCTGGTTATGGTAGAACTATAGCTATGATGAACGAAGGTTTAGCTGCTTCAGGACGTAATTCAAAATCAGCTCTAACAAAAATATCTATGGATAAAGCTTCAGCTGATTTATCTGCTTGGGCTCAAAAGATGTTAGATCCTGGTGTATTACCAGATCCTATTGAACCAATATCAACACCTTTCACAACCTATCAAGCTCCTAGAGCAATTGGAGAATTCGACTATGGACCAGAACCTGTATTAGGTGGATTAATGTCAGCTAATGCTGCTGCTAATCAAGTATGGGGTTCTACTATAGCTAATATTAGTCAAACTATAGGACAAGCTGCGATAGCAATCGGAACCGCACCATAACTAAAAACAATGGCAAAATTCTATCAACGACAATCTACGGGTGGTCGCTTTGACCGTAAAAGTGTAGGAGACTTAGGCTTACGAGCTTTCAAAGATCAACAAGATCAAATTCTTGAGAGTCTCAAACTACAACGTTTAAGATCTTATGAATATGGAAAACAAAATATTCAAGATATAGAATCTTCACAACGAAAAGAACAGAACTGGAAGGAAGAACTTCAACAGTTAGAAACTAAAATTCATAACAATAAAGTTAAGAATATTACAAAAAGAGGAGAAGACGAAGCTGACATCCTACTAACTAAAGCAGAGGAGTATAAGAGAGAGTCAGAGTTTTGGCAAGACTTTGCTCCTAAGTTTGCTAAAGGTTTAGGTAATATAGCTCAGGGTCTTGAACAAGAGTTAGGTAAGAGAGCAGCAGCTGAGAAAATAGAAGAATGGGAAAAACAAGGTGGTTTAGAGCAGTATCATGGTTTACAAGATGAAGCTGCTCTATATGTTACAGATGAATTAAAAAAGCAATGCCTAATAGATTCAGCTAAAGCTAACTATGCTGTTGATCTTTGGGGAACTGCTAAAGTAATATTTGAAAGAGACATTGGTAATAGAATCATCAACTCAGAAGATGCTATATTTAATACTATAAAAGCAAAACTTGATGCTGATAAAAATGTTGATTTTGAAAACTTTACTAAATCAGCTTATAGAGAATTAGATAAAGTAATAGAAGCACAAGGTATTGATAAACGATCTAAATCTGCTAGAAAGATAAAGACTCATTTCACTAGAAAAATAGCTGCTGAAGCAACTAATCAATATAATTTGTTTAAAGGTCATAGAGGAGAGGAATCTATAAAAGATCTAAAGCAAAGTTTTGTAGGTCTTCTTAGAGATCCTACTTCAACTCCTGAGATTAAAAGCTCGACATTGTATGCATTAGCGACGCTGAAAGGAACAGCTTATACTTTAGATGATAAAGGTCGGCCTATTAAACCAGAGACAACTGGTTTAAGGTTTAAAGATAAAAATAATAAGTGGAAAGTTAATTATGCTGAAGCTATTAAAGATACAATTCGAGATATAATACCAGAACTAATAACATCACCTAGTGACTATACTAACGAACAAGAGCTTTGGGATTTACTTGATGTCCCTACAGATGATGGTAAAACAAAGGTATTAACAAAACATTATAAAACCTTTAGAGAAGAGTTTTCAGAACTATATAGTAAACGTATAAATGAGTTAACAAAAAGTGCACAAGATACAGAAGAAGCTGAAACTAATGCTAAAACTGATAAAATTAAAAAAGAGATATTAAAATATGATCTCAACGAACCAGAAGACAGACGTCAACTTATGATTGAACATGATAAATATCCTTTTGGTTCTGTAGGTAGAACAGTTATTGGTGAGCGACTAGGGTACGATCCATCACAACATGATAGTGTACAACAAGTAAATAATTTAGAATTAGCTTTATTAGAAGGCAGACATCTTGAAGCTGTAGAGCTTTGGTCTTTTTTACCGAAAAAAGGTCAGGAAACATATCTTCCACGGATTAGAGATGTAATAGAATTAACAAATGCTGGTATGACTTATGAAAAAGTGAAGGAATATGCTAAAGGTACGATTCAAGGGATATCTTCTAGTGGTAAGCTACCTAATGCAAAACTTCATACTAGCGATGATGGAGCGATTGAAGGCATGGTAGATGCTTACTTCTACTATAATAATGAATTAAGAGAAGAATTTCCTAATGTAAAGAAAAGAGATCAAGAGATCAAAAAAAAATTATCTGCAGATTTAGATTATGTAAATAAGACTGGTGGAGAGACTATTTTAGGTAGAGGATGGGCTAGACGTTCTACACCATCTACAGGTAGGAAAGCAAATTTTGTAGTTTGGGAAAACTATGAAGATGAAGGAAGTAAAGATGCATTACTGACTATTAATAATATAAAAGAAGTATTAGATAAAAATGATTTATCAGGTTTACTGAATTATAATGAGAATGGTAATGTAGTTACACCAGATGAATTAGATCTAGTAAATGATTTTGTTTTAACAGGACAAGGTGAAATTCCTAATAATGAGAATGTTAATTATTTAGCTTCTAGATATAATCTGACTAGAACTGAAATGTGGAATAAAATCTTAACTCATAAGTTTGGAAAAGATGCTTTATTAGTACCTCCTAGTCCTACAGAATTAGCAATTCAAAGACTTAGAGAATCAAAAGGTATACTACCTAATGATGTTTCTAGATATAGTGGTGAGAATTTAATTAGATTAAATATACTCACAAAACTAGCTGAGAATCAACCAGCTGGTATTAATGCTTTTATGAAGAATGAATTCCGTACTCCTATGGATTGGTCAGTTGCTCCTACTTCGACTATGATAAGAAATAGTTATAAATATGTAGACAAGGATGGTGAATATCTTATATATAATCCTATAGCAGGAACAACTTATTTTGCAGAATAACATGGCAATTAATGAATTTGAATTAGAGAATGAAAAGAAGATTGCTGATGTAAATCCTTCAATGAATATAGCTCAATTGAAGGAGATGTCTGCAACAGAACAAGCTCATTCTCAACTTGATAGCAATACTTCTCCTCAAGAAGCATCTGGTAGATTTACAGATATGAAAGCAGGAGGTCAACAAATAAACAGTTCTGTTGACCTTAGAAAAGATAATAACTTAGCTAAATTCTACAGAGAACTTAAAGAGATAGAACGTATGGATAAGAACGACCTTGGTAGACATGCAAGGGAAAACAGTTTTTATCAAAAATACTATAATATGACTCGAGAGCAAGTTCAAGATAAAAGGATAAATATCAGATCACAATATGCTAACCCTATGTTGGATCTAAATAATACTTTTCAGAACTTAGCTGTACTTGGAGCAGGTGCTATATCAGATCCTATAATGGATGCAGTAGGTATACTACCTGGATTAGCTCCATTAGATACATGGTACGATAAAGTAACTAGATCTCCTAACGAAGGTATGCAGAACATTAGAAGAGTACTCTCTGTTGTAGTACCTTCTATGGTTAGTGGAGGCTTCGTAGCAGGTAAGTTAAAACAACTACCTGCTGAGATGTCTAAGCTACAGAAAGGTCTAATAGCTACAGGAGCCTTTAGTGCTCAAGAAGCAGCTGTTATAGGTATCAGTGATGTAGGTGAAGAACACAACGCTTTAAGAATGTTAGCTGATACATTCCCAGGTATATGGGGTCCAAAAGGTAGTTATCCAATTAAGGAGTGGGCTAAGACTTTAGATAGTGATAGTCCTAGTGTTAGAAGATATAAGAATATGCTTGATACAGCAGGATTAAGTATATTTGGTAGTATACTAGGAGCTTACATTAAACTTAAAGGTAAGGAACGTACACTACAATGGATGAAACCTAAAGACGAAGCTTCTCTTGCATACAAACAGAAGGAGATCGTCAAAGAAGCTGATATTGATAAGCTACTAAGAATACAAGATATTGATACTCAACTATCTTTAGGTAGTGAGAATATATCTAGTAAGACACAAGCTAGACTAATTGATGAAAGAGAAGCATTAGCTCAATCTTTAGATCAGATAGATGATTTAGATAAAGCTCTAGATGCTGTAGATAGGAATGCTACTCGTGAACAGAATATAGCTGCTCAAGGTAAACTAGCTTCTAATCCTGCACCTACAGAGTTTGATCCTGATATCACACCAGTATTGAATGAATCAGGTAATGCTAGACAATCAGTACCTCCTGGTAATGTAGCTAGGAATATGGCTGATACTACCTCTATTAAGAATGGTGCATCTACAGGAGACCCTGCACCTGTCATAACGGAAGCTATGAGAACTAAAGGATTAATGGTAGGTTCTACTTCAAGAGATGCTGTCTTAGGTGTAGCTGAACAAGCTAGAGATGTAGGTAGATTTGATGCTTTAGTAGATGGATTTAGATTCACTTCTGATCAAATGAATGAATCAGCTTTTGCTATCTATAAAGATATTGTAAACCCTGAAACATCATTAGATGATGTAAAGAAACTATTTGCATCTCTTAAAGATACTAAGAAGTTTCTTATTGGTAGATTTGAAGTTGAGTATGCAGGTGAAGAACTAGCTAGAGCTGCAGCCTTTTCATTAAGAGACTTAACTGATAGATTCTTAGGTAGACCTATTGCAGAATCATCAGGTAGAGTTATGGATACTTTAGGTAGAGAAGCAGCTACTATTGCTGAAGGTGTACAAGAACTAAGTGGATTTGTAGATGATAATAGGGCAATGGATCTTATTATTGATAAGATGCAATTCTTATTAGATGAGTATGCACTTAATAAATATATCTCTGGTTGGCAGTTAAGAAACAAGAACTGGTTTGACCAAGTACCTAAAGATAGACCTATTAATGAAGTTTTAGAAACTTTAACAAATGAGTTTAAAACAGCTGAAAACTCTATACATGCTAAGAACTTAGAGTTTACTAAGACATTAAAGAATTTAGCTGAGAATAATCCTTTAGCTGTACGTCCTTTAATTGACGCTTATGCACATACTAAAGGTGATGTAGATTCATTAGTTAAACTACATAGATGGGCTTCAGAACAGATCACACCAACTGGTATGTTAAAGAGTCCAGATCCACAAGCTTTGAATCTATTTGCTAGATCTGCTTGGGGTGTAATATATAATAATGTTTTATCTGGTATATCAGCATTCAGAGCTGGTGTAGGTAACACTGCACAGTTAATACTTAAACCTATTACTTCAATATTAGGACATGGTATATTAGGTCCACTTGATAATTTTGAAGGATTAAAGAGAGCATTCTATTATAATGCAGCTGTCTTTGAAACTAATAGAAGAGCTTTATCAGATGCTTATTCAATGATGAAGAAAGCACATAAAGATCCAGATACTATGCTTAAGGCATACCGTAAAGACTTCGTATTTCAAGAAGATAAGTCTTGGGATATCTTAGAAAGTATGCGACCATTATGGGAGCAAGAAGAGAATTACGGTAAGATAATGCAGTATGATACAGCTAAGAGTTTAAAGGAAATGTCTCGATTACCTTATCTAAGATATGGTATGACTGGAATGGTATTCCCTGATGTATTTACGAATACTCACTTAGCTACTCAGTTATCAAGGATGCGAGCATATGATGATGTCTTTAGTGAATTCGGTTATGCTGATTGGTCAAAGATACATAAGGCTGAAAAGAAACATTACTCTGAAATATTTGATAAAGATGGTCTCATACAAGATAAAGCACTAAAGGCATTATCTGGTGAGGTATCACTAAACTTAGATGATGGTCTATCTAGTTGGATTAATAAAGGTACAACAGCATATCCTATATCTAAGTTCCTATTTATGTTCCCTAGAACTGGTAGTAACTATGTAAAGAATGCTTTATCTTGGACTCCTATCACTATGATTCCTGGTATCAATAAGTATAGCAAGACTATGTATGCTAGGACTGATGACCAGATAGCTGCTGCTTTAATGGAGCATGGTATTGATATGGCTACCACACCTAATGCAAGAGTACTCTTTAAGAATCTAAGAGCTGAGTATTGGGGAAGATTAGCATTTAGTTCCATATTAACTAAGACAATGTGGGATTATTCTATGGCTGGTAACATTAGAGGTAATGGTCATTACAATGCTAGTAGAAGAAACAAAGAAAGAGATCAACTTGGTTATCAACCTAAGACAATTAATATAGCTGGTAAATGGGTAAGTTATAAAGGTATTCCTGGTGTAGATCCTATACTAAGTATCATAGGAGATATGGCATACTATGGTAGAGACATTGATGAAGCACTAGCTCAGAATTGGCAGTCTAAGCTCATGTGGACCATCTCTGCTACATTCCTTAACGAGACTCCTTTACAAGGCTTAGAGCCGCTTGTAGCCGCCGCTAACGGTGATCTAGCAGGATGGTCTAGGTTAGTAGCTAACTCAGCTAGATCTATGATCCCTCAATCAGGTGCTTTAGGTGTATTAAGTAATGCTATTACATCTACACAGAAAGATATTCAAGCTGATATTGTTAAGTATGTTCAGAACAAAACTCCAATAGCTTCTAGTTTCTTACCAGAACAGATTGATATATGGACAGGAGAACCTCTTAATGATATTGATAATCCATTCCTTAGAATACTTAATTCTTTAAGTCCTATTAAAATTAGTGGTACTGAAGAGCCTTGGAGACAGTGGTTATTAACTACTGGATGGGATGGTTTAGGTAGATTAAAGAAAGATTCAACTGGATCTTATGAGTATACTGAAGCTGAAAGAGAAGCTATTTATAAGAATATAGGTGAACAAAAACTATATAAGAAACTTATACCTTTAATGAAGAACTCAAGGTATAATAAAGAATTAAAACTATTACGTGCTCATCGTGCTACTGGTGATGATCTAGAGAATCAAAGAATTAAACTGAAAACTCAACAGTTACCTTTATTCCAAAAGTTAGATCAAATAATCAGAGATGCACAATTTTTAGCAGAAAAGGAAGTCCTATCTGAAAAACCTGATGTACTAAATACTATAGTAAGACAACAGGTCGTTAATCAAAGAATGAAGCAAGGTGACGTAATGGGAGCTAGACAACAACAGCAACAAGAAAAAGAAGAAAGAACCAGACTCCTTCAATTTGGAGGTAAACGTTAACAAACAACTATGGCTGTAACACAGAATTCATATACGGGTAATGGCTCCACCACCAATTACTCGTTCACATTTCCATATCTTAAGTCGTCTGAGGTTAAAGCTCAAATAGACGCAACCGTTACAACAGCTTTCATCCTAGCTAATGCTACAACGGTACAATTTAATACTGCTCCAGCTAATGGAGCTAAAATCAAAATATATAGAGAGACAGATGACTCTGCACTTGCAGCCACCTTTTATGCAGGATCAGCGATTAAGTCAGAAGATCTGAATGATAACTTCACTCAGAACTTATATACAACACAAGAAGTTAACGCTAGATATCTAAGCAACCTTGGTGGTACCATGGTTGGAGATATGACAATGGCAGAAGATGTAGATATTATATTTGAAGGTGCGACAGATGATGCATATGAAACTAGACTAACTGTAGCTGATCCTACAGCTGATAGAACTATCACATTACCTAACGTAACTGGTACAGTAGTAACGACTGGAGACACAGGAACAGTTACATCTGCTATGATAACTGATGGTACTATAGTTAATGCTGATATTAACTCTAATGCTAATATAGATGAAGCAAAGTTAATATCAGGTAGTGCTAATCAGTTAATACATACTGCTAATGATGGTAGTACTGTTACATGGACAAGTAATATAGATATTCCTGGTACACTAGATGTTACTGGAGCTACAGATTTAGATAGTACATTAAATGTAGATGGTGCATCAACATTAACAACATTAACAACTAGCAGCAATACAACAGTTAATGGTATTCTTACTGCAGCAAATTTTCAAATTAGTGGTAGCGGACGAGTATCTAGTGATTTAATTTCAACTGCCCAATCTGGAACAATTGGCTATGACTTAGGTCAAAGTAATAGCAGATGGGATCAATGTCATTTTAATGATGTATTTAATTATGGTGATATACAAATTGGTGCTTCTAATAGTGATACGGTTACATTAAATTCTAAGATTGGTTCGAATATTATACCAACTGGTACTCGTGACATAGGTGGTTCTAGTACTAGATGGAATAAAGTATGGGCTACTGATTTAGATGTTAGTGGTACTACAACCTTCGCTGCTGGTTCTATTAGTACTACTGAAATAGCAGATAATGCAGTAACTACAGCTAAGATAGCTGATGATGCCATTACTGAAGCTAAAATACTTAATGGTTCAGTTGATACAGATGAACTAAATTCTGGTGCAGTAACAACAGTCAAAATAAATGATGGTGCTGTAACTACAATTAAAATAGCAGATGATGCTGTAACAAATGCTAAAATAGGTCCAGCTGCTATTACAAGTACTGAGCTTGGTACAGGTGCGGTTACAACTCTAAAGCTAGCTGATTTAGAACTCAAACTCCTTGCTGGTATGCAGTCAGGTACTGCATCTATTCTGGCAAGTAGTACTGCTCTTACTGCGACAAATGCTGAAATTAATGCGGTATGTGACGGTAAAACTGTACAAACTACTATATCAGATACTGATGCCTCCTACCCTACAAGTGGAGCTGTTGTTGATTATGTTGCTGCTCAGTTAGGTCCAGTAGGCGGTCTTGAAGTTATATCTAATGAAGATAATTTCCCTGCTACTCAACCTGCCTCTGGTGTTGTTATCAGTATTGCAGATGCTGGTGGTATTGTTGTTAATGGTAGTGGTGTATCCACGACTGCGAGAACAGCTGGTAATGGATCAGATAACGTAACTATTAATGGATTCCCTTCAACTCTATATAGTGAAACATTAGTAGATAATATGGGTCTACTTGTTAGTTCTACTGGATCTAGCAATACCTACACTTATCATAAACTGCTAGGTAAGGAAGATGACATTAAACAGTTATCTTCAGATATCAATGACTTTAAAGCTAGATATAGAGTAGGAAGTTCTAACCCTTCATCTGATAATGATGCTGGTGACTTATTCTTTAACACTGCTACTGATAAACTACTTGTTAGGAATGCAGCTAATAACTCTTGGGACGAAGCTCAATCAGTTGGTAATTTCTATATATCAACTTTAAGTCCTGCATTTAACGGTGTATTAACTGAATTTACAATTACCAATGCACCTACTTATGCATCTCAGATACTATTAATCATTAATGGTGTTTTACAGAAACCTAATGCTGGAACATCAGCTCCTGCTGATGGTTTTGCTATAGATGGTAGTACAATTAAATTAGGTGGTGCTCCTGCTACTGGATCAACATATTCAGCAGTTGTTATAGGAAGTACAGTAAATATTGGTACTCCAAGTAATAACACAGTAAGTACAGCTATTATCCAGAACTTAGCAGTTAATACAGATAAGATTGCAGCAGATGCTGTAACTGGAGCAAAGATTGCAGACGATGCAGTTGGTGCTGAACATATAGAAGTATTAGATAGTCACTTACAATTAGCAGATAGTTGTAATATAAAAATTGGTACAGGAGATGATCTACAGCTCTACCATAATGGATCTCACTCGTATATAGAGGATTCAGGTACAGGAAATCTATACATTAGAAGTAGTAATACAAGGATGCAATCTTCCGCAGGTGAAGATCAAATAATCTTAGTAGAAGACGGAGCCGTAGAACTCTATAACGACGGCAGTAAGAAGCTTGAGACAGCGTCTTGGGGTGTGGATATAACAGGAGATTGTAGAGCTACTGAATTTAAACTAGAGGATAATCGTTACTTAAGTATTGGTTCTGATAATGATTTAAGACTCCACCATACTGGGTCGAACGGTAGCATTGATAACAGTACAGGTGCATTAAGTCTAATTGCTGCTAATAATGTAGAACATAAAATCCATAGTGATGGAACGTTTGATATAGGTTTTGGTTCTGATAACGTTCAATTAAGACTTGGTGCGGGGTCAGATTTACAAATCTACCATGATGCTACACATTCAAGGATCAAACACACACCAGCTTCAGGTGATTTAGTAATTCAATCTGATGATACTTATCTTACAGATGGTGCTGGTTCTGAAGTTTACTTCAGGGGTGTAAAAGACGGAGCCGTAGAACTCTATTACGACAATGTTAAAAAGGCTGAGACATTAACTGATGGTTTCGCAATATCAGGTGATTCAACCTTATATATAGGTGCGGCTGGAGATCTCAGATTGTATCACAATGGAACGAACTCATATATAAAAAATCTTACTGGAAATTTATATATAATGGCTACTACTTCTGATGTTGGTATCCAGATTGTCCCTGACGGAACAGTAAAACTTAGACATGACGATAGTAATAAACTTGAGACAACTAGTAGCGGAATTTCCGTATCTGGGAGAATTTCTGTTGGAGCAGATGAGGCAAATAGAAGCATTAATACCGATGGTAATGCGGGTAATGGTCAGGTAACTTTATACTATGGATTCGGTACGATTGACCTGACTGCTGCGTCTGATGAACGTGTTAAAAATAATATTGTACCTACTGCAAAAGGACTTGATGATATTCTTAAATTACCTATAGTCGACTTTACTTATACACCAGAATACGCAGAGGATCACACAACTGTATGGACAGGTGGTATTGCACAGGAATGGCGAAAAGTAGATCCAAATTTAGTAAATACTGAAAATGAAGAATTATTATTTATTGAGTACAAACGAGCTATCCCTCATTTAATAAAAGCAGTACAAGAACTATCCGCAGAGGTAGAAACATTGAAAACAAAAGTCGCCGCATTGGAGGCTAAATAACTATGGCATTAACAAAAATAGATGACAGAGGTTTGACGACTCCAATCGACCTCTTAGATAACGAAAAGATTAGGTTTGGAACAGGTAATGATTTAGAGCTTTACCATGATGGATCTCATTCGTACATTAAAGATGCTGGTACTGGTGATCTTCGGATACTAAGCAGTGAATTAAATATTCAAAATGCAGCAGGTACAGAAACACAAGCTTATTTTGCTGAAGATGGTGCAGTTGCTTTATACTATGATGGCACTAAAACTTTTGAAACAGTTCAGTACGGTGCGAAGGCAGGTTCTGAGTTAAGTCTTTATCATCAAAGTGGTAATAGTTATATAAAGAACGATACTGGTAATTTACATATAGGATCAAATGGATTTATTGCTATTTATGGTGGTAATGATTATGGTGAAACTGCTGCCAAATTTATTAATGATGGAGCCGTAGAACTCTATTACGACAACAGCAAGAAGTTTGAGACATTTTCAGAAGGTACATCTACAACAGGTCGTGCAACTATTACCTACGCAGGTAGTTCTAGTGGAAAAACTACTTTAACGCTTGGTGCTAATAACAGCTCAGGCTCAACATCCTTAACAGATAGTACGAGTAAAGGAGCCAGAGTAGGTGTTTACCATTATACAAACGCCGAACAACCTGCAGCTATATTTTATGCAGTTGGAAGTGACACCACAAACCAAGTTAATTATGGTGGTGGAACCTCATGGATGAATGCAGCAACACATCATAAGTTCTTTACTGCTGATGATATTACAACTACGTCTGGTTCAGAAAGATTAAGAATTGATGGTAATGGAAGAGTTTCTATAAATACACAAACACCTCATTGCTCTAATTACGGAGTACATATAAAAACAGGTGATTCAGGTGTTACCTCTGCTTCTACAAATAGAGACGATATCTTTATCGAGGGTGTCGATCATACGGGTATAACAATATCTACAGCAAACAATAAAACGGGTGGCATTGGATTTGATGATCCTGATGGTAATAGGGGAAGGGTTCAATATTCCCATTCTTCTGACAAGATGCAGATATACACTTCAGGTACAAACTCATTTGAGTTTACGGATGATCTAGATATTCTCGACGGAAACCTAAAAGTAGCAAACGGTCATGGTATTGACTTTAGTGCTACAAGTGACGGTACTGGTAACAGTCAAGATGAGATTTTTACAGATTATGAAAAAGGTCTATGGGTTCCTACAGCGAGTGATGGTTGTGATGGATTAACATACGCTGCTTCTAGATGTGTGTACACGCTAATTGGAAAAAAGGTAACTCTATGGGCCAAAATTTCTAACCCTACCAATGTAGATGCTGATACTTTTCAAATAGGTGGATTACCTTTTACCCCTGCTGACCACACTATTGGTACAGGTATGTTTCATTCGTTTGCTATAACAACAACTAGAACTAACGGTACAGCTCAGCTTAATCCTTTTGTTGTAGCGGCAGGATATAACGTTATTAGACTTTACTTGAGCGGTCTAGCTGGAGATGATGGTTGGACGGCTATACCTGGCAACTTTGTTACAAGTAATGGAGACATGTACATTACTGTTTCATATTGGATTGCATAGACCGTTAGCACGTCTCAAAACTACGCCATAAACCTGTCACGTTCGGAGAACGTCCCTAAATGGCATTAACAGAAACACAAGAGAACGATAAGATTGAAATCGTTGGAAAATGGAACATACAGGTAAGAAACGCAACAATCATTAAAAAAGATGGTGTGGAACTTACCCGTACCTTTAAGAGAAAGGTATTAACACCAGGAACACTTGATGCAAGTGATAACCTAGTTGATACAGATATCAGCGGAGAAGATGCAGACGTACAAGCAATAGCTAACGCTGCATGGACTACACAAGTCAAAGCAGACTATAAAGCATTCTTAATAGCAAACAAAGATACAACTCCTTAAAATGGCAACAAAAACTTGGCAAGTTAACACCCTTCAGCGAGAACTAGCAGATGGGTATGTAAATAAAGTTATCTACCGTGTTAACGGTGAAGATGGTACATATAAGTTCAGAGCTACTGGTGAAGTAGATCTTCCTAAGCCTGATACTCTAGTACCTTATGGTGATCTAACTGAAGAAGTAGTTCTTGGTTGGGTCAAAGCAAAACTAGATGCAGATAAAGCTGGTACTGTAGCTGCAATTGAAGCAGCTGTAGAGAACGGCGTAAACGAGCAAAAGACTCCAACTACAGGTGTCGGTAAACCTTGGTAGGATAAGAGTACCTACTTCTCCTGAACCTCTACCTCCAATGAGGATCGAGTTTAAGCCCCCTTCAGCTCGAATACCATCCTATACCCCTATGGTGATCCCTCCGAGCGATCTGGAGGCTCCTGAAGGGGTACAGGGAGAGGCTAAGGAAGAGGCACCGTCTGCTCCTAGCGTACAGCTACCTGTTATTGATATACAGATGCCGTTACCTACTGCAGAAGTAGTAGCAACTGCTACCTATGCAGCCGTGGCAGCTGTAGCAACAACCACCCTAGCTACACCTTTCTTTGATCAAATAAAAAAGAAACTACAGAAATTCATTCAAGGTAAAATTGACAAATGGAAGCAATCGAAGAAAAACAAAAAGGATTCTTTGGTAAATTAAAAGATGCCGCTGAAGACCAAGAACACCAAATACAAATCTTAGGTACATTTGTCAGGCTTGGTGTTGTAGTTTGGAGTGGTTTTATTATTACGTTAAACTATGTAGAAATACCTATGATTAAGAAAAGTCCAGGTGGGGACATAACTTTCCCTGCCAGTATTTTTACTGGAGCTTTAGCTACGTTCGGGTTGACTACTGGTAACGGTAATAATAATAAAAAGGATAAACCGAAAACATGAAGAAATGGCTAGTACTCTTATTACTGGCATCACCCACGGTAGCAAGAGCAGAATTAGTAACCCCAAATTTCACCCAGGGTTCGATGAACAGTACAACGACAACGACCCAAGAAATCGTCGAGGAAATAACGACGACCACTTATGGGTCTGCATTAAACAAATGGAGTGGGGAAAACATAACCCATACATCAGCCTCTTCAGGAGGTATTGTAGATACAGATTCAGTATTTACCCTACATACAGCTGGAGATCCTTTCACTTTAGAGATAGTAGAAAGAGCAGCCAGCCAAGTCCTATCCGTAGAAGTAATCGACAGAGAAATCGACGTTACTGCTACTACGGTCTCCTTATCAGTCTTCTCGCAATAGCACCAGTTCGTGCTGAAGAAGGTGATAGGAATGTTAGTAATCCAGTGGCTGCAGCTACAGGTAATGTAACTAATCAAGCTGTACAATTCCAGAATAATGGAGCACCGTCAAGACAGCATTACGGTCCTAATATAAGCTGTAATGGAAGTACGATGACGTTCTCTCCATTCTATATGGGGAATCAAACAACTCCATTTGATGAGACTATGACACAGCAAACTTACACTGTAGCTGAGAACTGGGGATTCCAAGTTAACTTTATGGTACCTCTTGATAAAAAAGGACTACAACAATGTAGAGATATGGCAACTAGACAGGAAGAGAAGATGAGATTAGATTATGAATTAGTTAGAGTCTTAAAGTGTGCAGAACTGCAACAGAAAGGATTCATGCTAAAACCATTAACTCGTGTGTCTCAGATGTGTAGTGATGTTATACCTATAAAGACTTGGGAGAAAGCTAAGAAGAAAGTATTGAAATGTAATACTCCACCTAAACCGTGGTATAAGCCATGGAGTAAACCTAAAGAAACATGTAACATGAGTTCACTAACTCTACAAAGAAAGGATACAACTCCTAACCTAGATGGTCCTAATGACCTTCAACCTGAAGTAAAGACTTCACGCATCATTGAAAAAGAAGCTGTAAAACCAGCACCTAAAAAAACATCCAAGAAATCCACTGAAGAATAATGATCCTAATTATCAAGCCCATCCTTTTCGCCTTCTTGAAATCAGATTCAGTAAAGAAGCTCGTAGTAGATCTACTAGAAGCTTACGTTGCTAGAACTGATAATAAATTAGATGACCAAGCATTAGAAATTGTTAAAAAGAAACTACTAAGCTAATGGCTACAACTTACAATGAGGATGGTACTGAAACCAAATCCATAAGAGAAAGACAAGAAGCTAAGAAAAAGAATGGCTAAAGCTAAAGAAGAGAAGTTTGATGAACTTCATAACCTTGTCACTAACGAATTCCTTAAGAGGGTTCGTAGTGGCGAGGCTACTACCCAAGATTTAAAAGCAGCGTGTGACTGGTTAAAAACTAATGATATTACTGGTGTAGCTCTAGAAGGTACTCCATTAGCTAAGTTAGCTTCAATCATACCTAAAGTAGACCCTGAACTCGTACAACATAGACTCTATGGCAGAACTAGGTAAGACAGCTCGGCATTATAAGAAGAATGCTAAATCGAGAGCTAAACACGTTAAAGATAATAGTCCTGGTGGAAAGTATGCTCATTCTAATGAGTATAAGAGAGCACACGGTAAAGCCAGAGAAAAACTAAAAATTAGATCCTCTAGTGTAGATGCTTCTAAACAACCAGACGGTTCGTACAAAGCAGAGAGCCGTAAGGCTAACAGAGCTAGAGGTGGAGCGAAGAAGAGGTAATGGATAAGAATACTGGATTTCATCCTTACGGTCAATTTGTAGAAGCTGCATTCCCTGAAAGTGATAGAGATATAGTTCCACTTACTTGGAAGGATGGGACTACTACATACAATTACAGAGGTAATGAATACCTTACTGAAGAAGAAGCTATAGCAGCTAGAGATGGTCCAGCTTGGGGTAAGAAGGCTGTAGAATTTGCAGGTAAAACTTTAATGAGTTCTCCAACTATTAATACTATAGTTAATAAAGCTGGACCTATAGTTGGTAAAGCATTAGGAAATAAAACTGTACAGGATGCTATGACAATGCCTGGTGAAGATACAGTAGTACCACTTATAGGTGATTCATTTGTTCAATACGGGTTTCCTAGAATTGCAGGTGAAGGTTTAGGTTATGGTCTCTATCCTGGTCCTGAGAATCCAACAAAATTTGACCCAGGAAATGTTGAAAAGATATTTAATGCTACTAGAAAAGGTAACTCACTTATTGATGCAGGTACTGGTGCAGTTATACGGAATAACGATGGAATTGTAGATAATAGTGTTTTTAAAATAACTGGTTCTAATTCTGGAGCACTACCAGAAGGTATTTCTGCTAGAGAATGGTTTAAAAGAGTTGATGAAGATATAGTAAAAGAAGAAGTACTATCTCAAGGTGGTACTGAATTTCAAGCTAAACAAATATATAGAGATCATCAGAAAAAACTAACTGGAAAAAAAGGTATAAAAGCTACTATCAAAGAACTTAATGATATGTGGAATCTTTGGGAACCAAATACTCAGATAAAATTAGTTAGCGATACTGAAACTGGTGGTAAAAAAATGATGATGATGACTAAAACAGGTAATGTTAAAACTTGGGAATTTGACCATGATCATATACAAGCAGTAATCAATACAAACCGTCCTGAAGGTGGTTTAAGAGGAGCAGATATGGCAGCGAACATAGAAATAATGTTTAGAGCCATGAATAGAGAAAAGAGTAATGTATTTGAATTAGATGAAAGATTATTACGTGAACTAGGCGTTCCATATGATTTTAAAGAGTATATTTTTAATAAATTAAACCCTGATCTAGTGCCAGAAAGTATCCCGCAACGATGGAAAGAAGTATTTAGTAAAAGTATACTAAATGATTATTATGAATTAAAACCTAATACTCCTACATCTAAACATAATGCATTAATGGGTAGATTAATTAGGAAATATAAAAAAGTATTTACTAATAAACAACTATTAGCAGATATAGAATATTTAGAAGATATACCATTTTGGAAGAAATACCCTCCAAATGAAATACCTAAATGGGCACAAACTCTAGAACTTCCGAACGATCCTCTTACCGATAAATTCTGGAATCAATTACCTCCAAAAGCAAAGAAAAGATGGGAAAATATGGTCAGAAGAAAGCATCAAGAATTGAAATTTGAAATGGAAGGATATAAACCATCTAAAGGTAGATATAGAATTAAACCAGATGATTAATGAATAACGTATTACTAGCTTTAAAAGACGACTTTAAGCTGTTCCTACAAGCTCTGTGGGAACAACTCGACCTTCCATCTCCTACAAGAGCACAGTACTCTATCGCAGACTACTTACAACATGGACCAAAAAGATTACAGATCCAAGC